TCGACGTCGCCCCCGAGACCGTCGGCTCACTGAACGCCCTCGTCCTCGCCCTGCTCGTGTTCATCACCCGCGGCCAGGTGACGCCCTCGAGCCCCACCGCGCCCGCGACAGCCGAACCGACCCGAGGCGTCTGAGTGGCGTGCCGTGCGGCCCGGCGGCTCACCGGCATTCTGGGCCGCCGCGGCGCGATCCTCCTCTGCTACGGCACCGTGTGGGCGCTGTACGGATTCGCACAGATCACCACCCCCCAGCCCGACCAGCGCGGCCTCCAACCGCTGCTGGAACACACGTCGCTGACCCTGTGGGGCTACTGCTGGGTCGCCACCGGGCTCATCGCGATCGTGTCCGCCTGGCTGCCGCAGGGCCGCGACTGGGTTGCCTTCCTCGCCCTGCCGCTGATGGTCCTGCCGTGGGTGGGCTCCTACCTCATCGCCTGGCTCATGGGCGACTTCTCGAGGGGGTGGGTTGCCGCCATCGTGTGGGGCGTGATCGCCGTACCCGTGCTGGTCGTGGCGGGATGGCGTGAGCCGCACCGCATGAAGAGAGTGAGCTACAGATGACGGTCGACACCTGGATCCAGGCAGGGCTGGCTGTGGTCGGCACGGCGGGCGGCGTCGTGGCCGCCCGGTCCGCGCGCAGAACCAAGCGGCAGGAGAAGCGGGACGACTTCCTCGCCATCTCCACCCAGCAGGGTGCGGCGATCGAACGGCTGGAGAAGCGCGTCCAGCGGCAGGAGACCGAAGCGGAGAAGCAGCGGGAACGCATCGGCGACCAGGACGAGGCGATCGGCTGGCTCCTGCACCGGGTCCGCTCACTGGTGTCGCACATCAAGAAGGCCGGGCTCGAGGCGCCGGCGGCCGAGCCGATGTCGGATCGGGCCCGCCAGTACATTCACCACATCGACGTGTGAGAACTGGAGTGCGACATGCCTGCACGTGATCCGCGGCCGGTGGAGCCGCGCAGCCGCGACGGTGGCGCCGACATCGGCAGCCTCGTCGCCATGGGCATCGAGGAACCCCCGCCGATCCCGAAGCCGTCCATCAGCCCGTTCCTCGAACCCGACCTGCCGCCCGCCGAACCCGAAGCCGAGTAGCCGCGCCCCCTCCCGATCCGGGAGGGGGCGTACAGCTGTGTCTGGAGCCCGCCTTCATCCCCAACTACCCTTGATAACATGCCATATCGCGGGCGAAAAATTGGTACAATTGGCTATGCCTCAGAACCCCGTCACCAGTGATCGCGAACTCTGCGTGTGTCGGCCAGAGCGAGAGCACGACGACTACGCACGCCCCGCCGAGTACATGCACGAGGGCACGTGCCCAGTCGCCGAACGACAGATGGCTCCGATTGGCGCTCGCCTCCAACTCCCCGACGAGGAGGCCAAGTGAGCCTGCTGCACCTGCCCGTCGTCCCGACCCCGCCCGAGGTCTCCCGCGTCGAAGGCTGCTCCTGCAGCGGACTCGACTGGCATCTGAAGGACTGCGCCATCTTCGGCGTCCCGAGGGAGCAGGCGCAGGCGGCCATCGCCGACGCGCACCAGCGGCTCCGGGAGTACACGGAGGAACTCAACCGTCAGCTGCACGCCGAACTCGCCACGCTCAGGCGAGGGGAGTCCACGACGTGACCGCCCGGCCGCCGTTGATCACCGACCACTGGTTCCGCGAAGGCCCGGTACGCCCCGACGGCTCGGACGGCTACTGGATCTGCGACCGCTGCGGCCAACACCGAGGCGACCACCTCCAGGTCGAAGGCCACTGGCTGAAGCCGCTCCACACGTTCGTCCCTCTGGTGAACTACCGGCCGTCGTACTGCCGGACCTGCGGCCGGGAGCGGCGCCACACGACGCACACCCCCTGGCTATGGGAGCAGTTGGAGGACGCTGCATGACCGACGAACTGACGCAGTGGCTGCGCGCGCAACTCGACGGTGACGAGCGGATCGCGCGGGGAGCGGGCGGCAAGTGGATTGAGTTTCCCGGCACCGACTGGGTGAACACCGCGCCAACCACGGAGTGGCGGCCTTCGGGGTCTGACCATCATGTGGCCGTCGTCGCACTGGACTCCGATCGGGCGCACATCGTGGCGTGGGACCCGGCTCGCGTGCTGCGCGAGATCCATGCCAAGCGACAGATCTTGGAAGCCCACGGGCGTCTGGACGTCGGAGAGTTCTGCTCCACCTGCGATGCCCCGTCCGGCATTCCCGGACGACCCGTCGGGTGCGACACGCTGCGCCTACTCGCGCTCCCCTACACAAACCGCCCCGGCTACCGACAGGAGTGGCGGCCGTGATTGAGCCTGCCGAGTCCACCTATCAGGTCTGGTACTGCAAGCAGTGCGACCAAGCCTGCAAGATCCAGCCGCCCACAGTCGAACCGTCCTGCCAATGCACCAGCCCGGTGCCCAGTTTGCGACCGACCATCGTCACACAGATGCACACGCCCCAGCCGAAGCGGCTCCAAGCTCTCACTGAGGAGGAAGGCCGCCTTCGCGGGCTGGCCAGGAAGGGGCGCCGCGTCCGGGTGACGTTCGAGGCTGAGGTGGCCGAGGCGTGGATCAGCTCCAGCGGCAGCAGCGGTAGGCGCGTCCAGTTCATCGTCACAACCCCCGACGGCCGCCGCCACATAGTCGACTCCGGCCTGCCCGGCCTCCACATCGAAGGCGCGTCTGACGGGGAGCAGGAGTGAACGAGGAACGCCGCCAGGAACTGATCGCACGCATGGGGAGCGAGATCGTCAATACCGAGCGTCCGCTTGAGTCCCTAGCCCAGAAGGCTGAGCGCATCGAAGCCGCCAACAGGGCCGAGCTCTACGACGCTGCGACGCTCGCCGTCCTGGCCGCCATGGAAGAAGCAGCCGAGAAGCACCTCGACGCCATCCGCCCCCACAACACGAAGCGCGGCTACGCCAACGACTGGGCACTCTGGGAGGAGTTCCATGACTGGCTGGGCGAGCGGACAGGGCACCGGATCGCCTCGACCAACGTCACCAAGGGCACGCTCGTCGGCTTCGTCGTCTGGCTCGACACCATCAAGCTCGCCGCACCCAACTCGATCGACCGCAGGATCACCGGCGTCACCGTCACGGCGAGGAACGAGCACGGCGTCGAAGTCCCCAAGGCCGCCACCGTCGCCGCCCGGCAAGCACTCAAGCCGCTCAAGCACGACCCCGAACGGATGGCGCGAGGCCGCGGCAAGGCCGCCGCCGCCACCCCCGAGCAGCTCCGCCAGATGAACGCCGCCGTCGCCGACGGACTCACCGGCCTCCGCGACCGCGCCCTCTGGCTCATGGCCTTCGGTATCTGCGGGCGCTCCGCCGAAGTCGCCGGCCTGCGAGCCGAAGGCATCACCCAGGTCAGCAAGGGGCTCGACGTCCAAGTCCCCGCCGTCAAGGGCCGACCGCCGCGAAAGGTCGAGGTCGCCTACGGTAAGAACCCCGACACCTGCCCCGTCCGCGCATGGCTCACCTGGAAGGCTGCCGCCGGGATCGACAGCGGACCGGCTTTCGTCGCCATCAACGTATGGGGAAGGCTGGGCGCAGGCCACCTCTCCGCCGAAGCCGTCCGCGAGATCATCGCCCGCAACGCCGAACGTGCGGGGATCGCCGTCCGCCTCACCGGCCACTCGATGCGGGCCGGGTTCATCACCACCGCGCGACAGGCCGGGAAGCGCGAAGAGAAGATCCGCGCCCAGTCTGGCCACGCCGAGAACAGCCCCGCCTTCTGGGGCTACATCCGCGAAGCCGACAAGTGGACCGACGCCGCAAGCGAGGACATCGGCCTGTGACCATCACCGTGGAACACTGGCCGCCCGCCCCGGTTCCGATGAGAGGAAGGCCGCGTTGCTCAACGACGAGCCGAACGAGATGACCGCTGACCAGCAGATCCGTGCCGCCGCGGCGACCGCTGCCGCCACCATGTACGGACACTTCATCGGCCTCGCCGCAACCGACACGGATGATTTGTACCAGCGCAAGCCGTTGGCGATGGGCGAAGACGCTCTCCGTATCGCCCAACTCTTCGAGCAGTACATCCGCACCGGAACCTACGCTGGCGACCAGCTCGCCTGAGGCTTCGCGCCACACTGACCGCACGCCCGCCGCGCCGTCCCCCTCGCGGCGGGCGCGCGCATGTCCGACCCACTACTTCCGGCCGCGATCTATCCCGCTGGCCGGATTGTGGTGCATGGTGTGGGCGTGGGATCCCGCTCCACCCCCGGGCGAGATCCCCTCCGCTGGGCCCTGCCGTCTCCTCGTGGACGGCGGGGCCCGCCGCACCTCCCGGCTCCCCACGGGAGGCTTTGCGGCTGTCCGGGGTCAGCCCGCCCGGAGCCCGGGTTCGGGGTTGCACACCCCGCACATCTCCACGACGAGGCTCTCGTCCTCGATGACCAGCAGCACTTCGTCCCGCTCCAGGAAGCCAGTCTGCTTCGTCCAGATCCCGCACCCGCCCCGGTGCAGCACCGTCCGCCTGTCGCGGGCCGGCTCGAGCTTCCACCGCGCCTCCGCCCATGCCCGCGCGGCCCGCTTCTTCTCCTGCTCGACCTCGGCCTCGACGGTTCGGATCTTCGCCCGGGTGGAGTTCAGCTGCCAGGCCAGCCATTCCTCGAGGGCCTTCAGCTTGGCAAGACGTTCCACGGGCGACAGGTCGTTCATGTGTTCGATAATAGGCGTGGGTGCCCGGACCTGCTTACCCTGCCCCCGTGAACCCCGACCGCTACCACCTCACCCTCACCTCCACCGGCCGGCCCGTCATGCACGGCTGGTGGGGCAGCGAGGCCGTCGCCCGCTCGCAGTACAACACCTGGAAGCGGTCGTGGG